ACAGGTCCTCCACCAGCATTTGCTACGGGGCTAGGTCTAGCACCCATTCCTGCTGCTGAACTTGGCTTAAAATGATGTTCCCAACCACTACCAGGATTCTTGAGACTGCTGATATAAGTATTTAAGTCTTGCTCAACTCCACCATTAAGAATAACTACCTTCCCTTCAGCGTTCTTTTGTAACTTATTTTGTAACAATGATAAAGTTTGTTCTGCGTTTATCGCTCCAAGATTACTGATAGCTGCGAGGGCTGCTGTTTTTGTGGAAGCTACTTCGTGAGAATTTTTCATCTCTTCAAGCTGTTGAGATAAAGAATTAATCTGTTGATCTTTTTCTTGTGCTGTTTTATTAGCCTCTTCCCAAAGGGTTTTCCATTGACCCTGTTCTTCCAAGTCTTTGGTACGTTTTTCTTCTTTCTGTTTGTAAACTTCGTCTAGTTTACCTTTGATGCCCTTGAATTTTTCCTGTGCTTCAGCAGCTTCTTTACGGGCAGCAGCTACCTGTTCTTCATATTGCTTCTTGATGCTGTCAAGATTAGGTGCTTGTGGTTGAGAAGTAGTTTCAGCCACGGGCTGTTCAGCGTTGGTCACAGACTCAGGCTGAATTACTTTTTCTTCTAATTCCATTAATTATTCAGATAGTGGGCTGTCGGTTTTCTTTTTAGCAACTTTCTTTTTGGTTGCTTTTGGTTCAGGAGCAGGACAAACTTCAGCAATTTTTTGTGCTTCAGACTTAGGTTCTACCACTTCCCATTTATAAGTTCCGTCAGGTTGCAGAACTTTATCAATAGATCCAGCCATGAAAATGTGTGTACTTATCTACTATTGTATCAGACTATTCAGATTTGGCCTCATTTGCTGAAGGTAATACTTCACCTTGAACCAAAATATCTCTAAATTCCTCTCTATCAATGACCTGTTGATCGAATAATGATGTTAAGGCTGTAATATCTTGTCCGATTAATCTTTCAATGTCAAAGTCTCTGCTAATTTTTACTTCTGGTGGTTCGATTCCAACATATTCAGCAGATAAATTAAACGCTTTTTGTAGTTTTTGTTCTAATTCCATAGAGACCATTGCAAGCATAGAATTAGTATCCACACGATCTAGTCTGCGAGCATCTGCTGACTCTGCAACAAACTTCTGTTGTGATAATGTACTAATTCCAAGTGTTGCCATCTGCATCTGCAACTCCTTAATTTCAGCAGATTGGGCATCAAAAGCACTTGAAGCTGGTTCAACATAGTAAATTTTGTTACCAGGTTGTGTTGCCATTGCATAATTTACAGATATAGCAAGGTCTTTGGTTTGATCGTCATAACCTTCCATCACAAGCATTGGCTGAGAAGCAACGTGCAAACTATGTATTAAATCAGCTTGTCTTTGAAAATGTGCAAGATTTAGATAAGCAATATCAAGTAAAGGTGGTTTACTTACTAAATTATCCGTTTTACCCGAATAAATTGTTACTAAAGGTATTTCTCCAAGAGAAAATTCACCAGATTCTACCTGTTTATAGTCTTTGTCAGATGATCCAGCTTCAAAACTGCCAGCAGAACTTCCATCTGATACGTCATACATCTCCTCTATCTGTTCTTTTTTGCGAAATACTCTGTAACTTCCTGGCTCGATTACTCTTATTTGATCGAATACTTTTTCTCCGAACTGTCCGTCTGGGAGCACTGCTTTTTCACCTATTCTTACCTGTATCAGGTTTCCATAATTTGATTCTCTATCTAGCCTCCAACCATAAAGATTATTTGGGTCAACTTCAATCCAGTAAGGTCTGCGGTTTTGTTGACGTTCTTCCGCAAGACTGACAGCACCAGAAGGTGCGGGATAATCTACAAGAATGTGACTTTGGCCATATGTGAGAGAACACATCAATATTCTTCTTGCATATTCGTCTAAATCTGACTTTCTTCCATCTACATCTATCTTGAACATATCTGTCCAATAAGGATCTCCTGTAAGTGTTATTGGCTTTCTTAATACAAGACCTGTTGCTGCTCTTATTAGTCTTTGGGTAAATGGGGAAAATACAGCACGATTTACTCTAGCTAGGTAGGCATCATAATCTTCCCTTGGTTCTAGGGGTAAGAATGTTTCGCTGTTTGTTCGGAGGTAATCTGTTCCTTCAGTTACAGCTTTCATTACTTCCCAACCTTTCATCATGTCTAGAACTGCTCTTGTTCTAGTAAAAGGACTATCAATACCGCCTACAGAGGTAGATGAAATAATATTGGTTCTAATTGGACCAGGTACAGCATAAGTCATCTCAACACCTCCATCGTTTTAATGCTAACGCTTTTCTTGTAGGTCTGCCCTTTTTATCTTTTAATGGACCTGGCATACCAGACATACGGGCACAAAATGATTTTCTTCTTGCTGCTCTTTTACCTGTTGGGTTCTTTTCAGTAACAGGTGCTTGTAAGTTGCTGCCTGTTGCACGATTATATTTAGCTCTACCTTTAGCAGTCAGTCCTCCCTTCTTAGACTTTTCTCCTCTTCCTACAGATAAACTGACTCCTTTACGTTTAGCCATTATTTTCCTACCTTTTTCATGGTCAAGTTGTGAGCTTCAGTAAAAGTTTTACCTTTCAGCATTAGCTTTTTCATCTCTTCCATGTGTTTTCTAGTATGAGTACCCTTCTTCTTATGTCTAGCTAAAGCGTCTTGCTGTCTTTGAGTTAGAGTTTTCATTTTTTCTTCCTCTTTTTCTTGGAACGTAGCTTTTTAAGATCGGCAGCAGTAATCTTATCCCGTGGTGGGGCAACCGCAGCAAGTTTGCGTTGTTTACTCGAATAAGATCCTTTAGGCATTAGAGATCAAAAGCAGTAGGAGCACCACTCATCTGAAAACTTATAGATACTGTAGAAATATCGCCAACAGTAGAACTTAAAGATGCACCTGTAATAATTCCGTTAAACTCTAACTTTTTATTTCCAGAGGTGTCTAAAAATAGATGGAACTTTGCATCTGCTGGATCTTCAGTAGTAATAATATCTGAAAGAATATTCGCTGTTTCATCTCCCGATGCTGCGGTATATAGTAAATCTGCTGACCCTGTACCAGAAATAAGAGACCCTACATACTTTCTAGCTGTATCACCATGAGCAGTACACTCTAAAGTGTCTTTGGAGAGATCCATACTCCAAGCTGTTGTTGAAGTTATAGCTCCAGGTGTACCTCCTGCTGCTGCAAAAGCTACTGAGCCTTCTTCACCACGAAAAAATGCCATGATTCTAAGAAAATTTTACTTATAACAATATATTACCTTGAAACTGCGTTTTTCACAGTTATTTTTTCTTCTTTTTACGTCTATGTTGATAACTTATCTTCTTACTACCTATTTTTTCACGTTTAAATCTTGCTTTTTCAGCACTTGACATCTCTCCTGCTGTCTTAGGTGTCTTACTTGAGATTCTCTTACTAGGTCTACAAGCTGGATAACCTCGTTTTTCACCCTTAGAACGACCACAAGGCTTACCAGTTTTTACGTCAACCCAGTTTTCTTTAAACCAACGGGTAAGACCACCACTACTTCTTGCCACGTTTTTTCTCCACTCGGTAAGTACCACCACGTTTTTTGTACTCTCGTACAAGCCACGCATTAGCATAGGCAGAAGGATAAACTTTAAATTTACGTTTAGCCTCTGCTTTTACCCTAGAGTATAACGCTTTATTTACAGGAACATTCACTTCTCTTTTTACCTCCCTTTTTCTTTTTCTTCTTCTTTTTCATACCTGTGTGGTAGGGCATAGTAAAAATTAGGTAACTTTTAGTATATTCTAAACGAAGTTTGGCCTAATGTCTCTGGTTTAGCAAGGTTAAACTGCTGTAAACATAAATACCCAAATGCGTCAAAAGCATGATCCACGCCCAGGTTTTTATTTGGTAAACCAGTATTCGGTGCATAAGTTAAAGTTCGCAATGCTTTTATCAATTCTTTACAACGTGGGTGGATAAATGTTCTTCGATCTCCATTTGCATCATATAAAGCTGTATTAATCGAAGTTATCTTATCTCTAATCTTCCACGGACTTTTTGGACTCATAACTGTAAATCCAGACCTCCTGAGAATATTATGGTCCGTAACTCCAACTCCACTCGTTTTTCTCGCACTTCCCGTAGGGTCTGGGCAAGCAATAATTCTTCTGTCCACCCCATACCTTCTGATAACTTCCTCCGCAAAATCCCATGTTGTTGCTCCTCCCGTCAACATGATTTCATCAAATACATATAAGTTATCCTTATGTTTCACTGCACAAATTCCTGCCATAGGATCAACGTTAAAATCCAATCCCAAAATTAATGGCAACATTTGTAAATCCTCGGACTCACTGCTTATGTTTTCATCGCTGAAACTGACAGCCACCAATCCCGTAAGATTTTCAAAACTAGCTTCAAATTCTTGCTTAAACGTTCGGGGGTCTAATTGAGCCTTCGCAGCCTCCACTTCCTCTGCTGGAACATTTCCCCCGTCTATTGTGGTAAAACTCCACCTTTTCCAATCTCCCGTGGGATCTTCTGGAACGTAACACCATAAATCGTAAAACCAGCTTGCCGTTCCATCGGGTGTTGATATAAAAAGTGCCCAACCCTGTTTATCTGCTAGTGCTGGTCGAATAACTTGAAACCAGACATCGGAATCCATGAAGGCTGCTTCGTCTAATACAACACCTGCTAAACTTCGACCTCTTAATGTGGTTGCATTTTCTGTTCCTTTTAATTCGATAAGTGAACCGTTTATCAATTCAATTTTTAAATCTGTTTCGTTTTTACTCTTTACCCATGTAGGTGGTACTAATTTTTTTAATTCTTTCCAGGCAATGTCTTTTGCCATGCGATATGTGGGTGCACAATAAAAATATGTCTCGCCTGGTCGTTTTATCGCAGCATTTACAAGTTCAATACACGATAAATATGATTTTCCAAATCTTCTGCCAGCTACCAGTACCCTAAATCTGTTTTTTGCATTGAATACCTCCCCCTGTGCCCAACGTAATGTTAAGTTTTCTCGTGTTTTTACACTCATGTAGTACAAAATAACCCTAATTTTAATTTATTTTGTAGTTTTTATCGACTAATTTGCTATTTTAAGGTTATTATTCAATTAATAACATAAGTTTCAGTCCGTGACAGAAGCAATCCTACAGAATTTTGACGATAGATCCGTTCCAAAGAAAAAGAATCCTGGTAGATCGCCAGATATGGTTATAGAGCAGAGAAGGCAAAGGTTATACAAAAGACAGTTGGAAGGTTTGCCAGCAAGACACCTTGTTTTAGAACATTCTTCAAGAGAAGGGGTTTGTGTGAAAACTGCATGGAACGATTGGAAAGAAGTTTCAAAGTGGAATGAAGAGGATTGGCAAAAGGATAGAGACAATATGATCGCTAGGATTCAGGCTATGAGAGTTAGACTTTTTGATAAGGCTTGCAAAAAAGGTCAGTTCCAGACTGCTGCCCAAATATTAGACTCATTAGGTAAAGTAGTAGGGGAGAGTGTAGAGACTGTAAACATAAATGCTCCAGAACTAGCTATACGAATAGAAAATCAAAAAGATAGTTGACACTATTGTAGTATTGTACTATAATAAATAATGTAGAGAGAAATAATTTTTAGATTTATCAGTAGGTTCAGGGTGTAGCGATGCGGTCGGCTAAATATTGCAACCCTACCCCAGGCAACAAAACAAAAATAATTTGCGGGCGGGTTGCGGGTTGCCTGGTACAAAATAAAAAACAACCTTATTTTTTTTTTTCTAAATTTTTTCTTACATCAAAATAGTATTTATTTGTGGCAACCGCTTGCAACCTGGCAACCGTACCAATAAAAAATTAAAATTAGTTATTTACAACAACAAGAGAAAGAAAAGAAAAAAACCAAAATAATAATTATATAATTTATAAAAATAATTTCGCATAAAAAAAATCTTAGTTGATTAGACTAAGATAAAAAATAATTTTTTTTTATTTGGTTTAATATTTCCTATTTTTTAAATAGGTTGTAACTTTTTCGTTAAGCTCAGCTATTAAAATTTTTAAAATCTAGATTTATTCTAGTTAATAAGAATAAGATGATAGCTTGTAAATACTTCATAATCTTAATAATTTAAAGTTTGTAAATATTGAGAGTAAGAAGTTACTGCCTGGTTAATCTGATTACTTTGATTTAATAAATCTTTTTTTATGTTGTTAGCCATTGATAAACCATGATAAGTTAACAATGCTATACAAAATAAATAAATAGAAAAAAGTTTCATTTGATTTAATAACAAGTTGGTAATTTGAGTTATCTTGTTATATTCCATTATAAACCTAATTACTAATGTTACACAATAGTAAATATACTTATCTTAATATTTATTTAATATTTAACTATTTTAATAATAGTTCCATTGATAAATCATTTATTACATCATTAGCTAAACTTATATTCTTAATACCTTTATTTAACTTCATATCTTTAATAGTTATATACTTATAAAAATTAAAATCTTTATTTATTAAATTATTATTATGGTCATAACATTTATATGTATAATTGTTTGTTTGCCTGGTTAATAAATCATAAATAGTCTTATTACTCATATAGTCAGATTTTAAACCATCTTTTAAATTAGTTGCATAATGTGAGTAATATCTTTTATATCTTTTTTCATAAATTAAATTTTTTCCTAGATATTTAGTTTCATATTTATAATAATAAGTTTTATTTAATTCAAAACTTTTATTATTTTGTTTAAAAATTATTTTATATATATTCATTTTATTTAACCCTACTTATATATTGAATAGTTGTTGTTGCATACTCGCATAAGCGGTTGTAAAATTCCCTATCTTCTTTTGTATGTTGTCTTATATGTAATAAAACACTAGCCCAGTCAGCTCTAAACGGCATCTTACAATGTTTGCACCTAACAATAGGAATTAATTCCTTAACTTTTGTTTCTTCGTTTAATTGTATTTTAACCTGGGATAATTCAAAATTACTTGAACTAGCACCATTAAAAAAAGCTTTTAAATCCTTACTATTATTATTGTCGGGTAATTTATAACCATGATAACAACTTGCATTAATCATTAAACCGCTTTCATGTCTTAATTGAATTAATCCCTTATGCTCTTGATAGTGTTCCTTATAGATATTATCAAAATAACTATAAATTTCTAATTCTTCATCATAATTTGGGATCAAGTCAATCCCTCTATCATAATCATTATAATTACCTATTTCGATATTATCTTCATCTACAAAAGGCAACCTAAAGCGATAACCAGTAAACGAAGAATCATAAACTACCTTATGTCTATCTTCAAAACGAAGATAATACATATTTTCACAAGTTCCAATTTTAATTTCTTCACCCGTGGTTTTGAGTTTTGCGTATTCTCCCATAATTTTTTTTTAATTAGTTTAGTTGATAAGAAGCAATAAAAAATCTTCTTATGTTCTATTGTACTACATAAGAAGATAAAAACAACCTAATTTTAAAAATTAATTTATTTTCTTTTAATAACAGGCATAATAAGATAGTTTAAAACTGGTTTGAATCCCTCTAAGGATTCAAAAGGATTTTTAATATCCCAGGTTGCAGTTATTATGAATGGTGTTGTTGGTAAATTACCATTAAAAGTTATAGACTTTTCTTTAGATAATTTTTTAACCTGGTTACAAAATTGCCCTATATAATCACAATTAAAGGAAAATTCCTTTTCAAAATTATTTGAAAATTTATCTGGTATTAATTGTTCGATATTAGGATATGTTCCCTCTATTTGTTGATAATGAATGGAAGATAAGAAAATTTCTTCATTCATGAATGTAATTAAATTATCAGTAATTAAAACTTTTGTTGCCTGTTTAATCTGACTTTTAAAAATCGAACCAGGTATAGTAATATTTTTATTTAGTTTGAATCCTAGTTCATTATTAGGAAATTTAAAATAAAATAATCTGTGACCATCAGTAGAGGCAACAGTAATTTCATTATTTTCTACTTTTAA